CGACGTCCACCCATTTGCCGGTCGGGTCAACGTGCAGGCGGTCGTAGGCCGTGCAATTGATACAGGCAGGTCGCAGTTTGCCGTCGCGCACGAAGTACATGACGCGGGCCAGTGCATGGTCAGCCACTACGTCGCGCCACTCGGGCAGCACGAAGCCGATGGGATCGAACACCAACTGCACGTAGTCTTCCTGCCACGCGGCGCCACCCGTCCACCCCGGCATGCTGGCGACGAAATACGGTCGAATGAAGGCGTACATGTGCATGGGGTTGGCTGGCTGCGCCTTGATGATCGCAAGCTGCTTGTCCATCTGGTGCTTGAAGTACGGTGTGAATCGGCCTACCTGCGAGGCCACGAACACATAGGCAACGCTCCAAGCCAGCGAGCGCACCTGTTGCTGGTACATCAAGCTCTTTGCCCGGTAGGCGGGATTCATATTAAGTAGCGGGGCATTCGCTTGGAACGCCACCGCATCCAGATCGTGCGCCGAGCCCGTCGCCAGCGCAGCAATGATGCTGAAATGCGTTTGGTGCGCGGTATCTGATCCCCGCCCGTTGCTGCTGGTGTGGTTCCTGTTCGGCGTCGGTTTCAGCGTGCCGGAATCCCAAACACCTTGGTAGATCGGAATCGGGTTGCCGGAGAAGACGCTCTGCGCCGCTGCGAACGTCGATATCTGCGGATAGTCGTCGATGCTCACCGGCGCGCCAGTTGCGGGAATCCAGCGCACGGTGCTGCGGCCGAAGCACGTATCGGCCACTTTGCGCGTGAGCGCCCATGTGGCGTCGGATGGCTGCAACACGAATGACATATCGTAAATCGTCGGGTAACCAATGGCCCCGCGTTCGCCCGTCGTTTCGGTACTAGCCTGCGGATCAACACCGAAGCCGTTGTAGCTGTAGTCGGCGCCGCTGTCGTTGTATATGGTTTGCGACTCGCCCCACGCGAAGTTTGGCAGGAGCGGATGCCGCACGACGGACTTCCACGGTGCAGGCTTGCCATAGAGGATGGCGTTGTTCCACTGGCCAAGTGGAAAATTCACAGCGGCTTCGTTGAACACTTCAACGCCGTCATACTCGACCTTCAGGCCGCAGTTTTCCATGTCCGTTGCGGCGTCCAGCCGACCAATGGCGACGTGGCATTTATCCGCGTAAGCGTGCGTGGTCAGCATGGGGCTCGCTTCGCCGGCCTCATTCACGAACGCGCAGTACACGAACGGCGCGGTGGCGTCGTCTCCCACATGCGCTTCGGCTGTCCAGATATGCCCGTCCTTTGTGTCGACCGTGGCCTTGACGACGTGGCTTCCGGTGCCTTGCGGCGACGCAGGAGGTGGATCGAACTTGAACGATGCGGGCGCTGGTGGTGCTGGCGAAGGCGACGAACCAGCAGGCGGTGCGGGAGCCTTTGCCGGAGGCGGAGTTGTATCTACCGGGCCGCGCGATGAATCGGCGGGCAGCACGGTGATGGCAAGGGCGCCTGTCGTGCCCAGGTTGTCGTTGTGGAGCGTCGTCGAGCCTTCCGCAATGGCCTTGAAGCTGGTGCCGAACGGAGTGACAAGAGCAATCACCTTTCCGAAATCGTAGAGCCGGTAGGCCGTGACCGGAGCAGTCGTCTTGTCCGGATAATTGAGCATTCCGATCACGGCGAACGTATCGCCCACACGAATCTCTTGTGCGGTGGCAACAAGGTTTTGCGAAACTGGCTTTACGGGCGCGGTGGCGACAGGTGGCGCGGGTGGCGCGGGTGGCGCCACGGGCGGTGATGGAGCCGGAACGGGTGACGCAACGGGAACGGTAATTACAACCGTCGCGTCTGTCAGATCAATTGCCGTGCCGTTCAATGTGATTTTCATCGTCATGTGCCACTCCAACTGGTAAAGCCGCTAGGGATCGCATACGAAAACTCGCTGGCCGACAGGCGCAGCGCGACGCTTCCGGTGGATGAGAAGAGTGCGGCGGCTGGGTATAGCGTGCCGGTCGCCGTGATAGTTATGCCGCTACTGGCGATGCTTGCCGGATTGCCGGCAACCCAAGTTCCGTTTTTGCCGATGGCGAGCAGCGAGTGTGTGGCATCTACCACGAACATCAGCACGTCGCCCGTGGTGTATGCCGAGCCAGTGGCGGCGGGACCGCCGCCCCGGAATACGGTGGCGGTGCCGCTATGCATTCCGACGCTGTTGTTGTCCGCGCCAATGTACGAGCTGACATTCGCGCTACCATTGGCGACGCCGACAGTGGTCTTGTTCGCCACCTTGACGACCTTCACCTCGAAGTAGCAGAGCGGGCCGCTCGCGGCCACCAGCCCCACCACGGAGCGCCAGTTGTCGGCGGCGGCGCCGCGCGTCGCGGTCGCGCCCGACGTCGAGATGTCGGCACTCGTTTGCGCGGGGTTCCAGTAGTTCGTCGATGCCGCCGCAATCACGACACTCTGCGCTGGACCCGTGGCGGTCTGACTGGCCGCATCAGTGGCTAGTGGCGTGAAGCTCTCGGTTTTCGCTGTCGTCGGCGTGCCACTCCATGTCACGGTCTTGGCGGTGTAGTCGATCGTCGGCGTGCCCATCCATGCTGGGATCGTGCCGGTGCTTGCGCTGATCGCGATTGGCGCGGTGTAGTCACCGGCAAAGTTGAGCGTTCCGGTCCACGCCACGCCCACGGTGCCACCGGGCAGCGTGCCCGTGAACGTCATGGCGACCGGAACATGGGCCAGACCCGTGTCGATGTCGGTCTGCGTAAGGCTGGTCAGATACGATGAACCCAACGAGCCAGATGCGTTGTACAGCTGGAACGAGACCGTGGCGGGGCTGGCCGTGGTGTCAACTGTTACGACGCCGGCATTGCTGTTCGCCGGCATGCCGCCGTATTTCCAGAATACGGGGCCGTTGATCGGGTCGGCCGCAAGCGACACGGGTGGCAAGTTGGACGAATTGAACGGTGACGACAGGAATTCGTAACGCGGGCGTGCCGTCGTTGCGCCGTACATCGTTTTGAACGATGCCGCCCAGTGCATATCCCCCGCAAGGAAGACGACGCCGGTGATCTGGTTGGCGTCTATGAAGTCCCAAAGCACATTGCGTTCGGTACGGAACCCATTGGAACCGTTGGGTGCCTGGGTGCTGTCGTAAACCCCGCCCCATGAGTCGCCGCCCGTATTCGCCGCGTAGCCGGAAGCCGTGGTCTCGGAACAAATGAACTTGATCGGGAAAGCGGTGTTATTCGAGAGCAGCCAGGATTTCAGCGCAGCAAGCTGGGTCGCGCCGAGAAACGTTTTGCTGCCGTTGTCGGTGTTCGCGTTGGGGCTGCGAAAAGAGCGTTCGTCAGGCACAAAGAACCCGACGTTGCCGACTTGGAACGAGTAGTACAGCTGCCCCGACGTGGGGCTGTCAGGATTCGCCCGACCGTGGTATTCCTGGAACGCCTCAAGTGCCGGCGCATACAGCGAGTTACCCGTTCCCGCACTGAAGTCGTTAGTTAGGTCGTGGTCATCCCACATCGTAAACGCGGGCTTGATGCGCCGGATTGCTTTCCATCCCGCGCTGGTTCCGTCACTATCGGCCATCGCGTTCTGGTGCTTCTGCCTGTATGTCGGGAGCGTCGTTGCAACCGGCGAGTCAGTGTCTGCATAGACCGTGTCGCCCAGATGCATGACAAACGCCGCACCGGCCGGAATCGCATTGAATACGGTGTCATCGCCTATCCCGTGCCGCGTGCACGAGCCGAACGCAAAGGAGAATGCGGCCGGAGATCCTGCGGCGGGGAATGTCTTGAACGTCGGAAACGGCGCGCTGTGCTGATTGACCCCATCGATGATCAGCGTGTAGTAGTGCGTCGTTCCTGCTGGCAGGCCGGCGAGGTCGACCTTGCCGGTGAAGTCGGTCGTGCTGTCCACCGCGACGCCGGTCGTGGTGGTTGCACCGGAAAGGTCCGATGCCGTCGAATACTTGACCGCGACCGTGGTCGCTGCCGAGGCGCGAAAGCTGACCCTGGCCGTGGTATCGCTGACGCTCGACGTCGGGCTGGTCGAGAGCGCGATGGACGACCACAGCTTGACGCTGCCGAGATAGACGCCGCTAACCGATGTGCTGCCGATGGACAAGCCGGAAATCGGCGCGTTACCCAGCGAGACCGTCATGGCGTCACGAAATACAAGGTGTTGGAGTCAGGCGTTCCAGGCAGTGCGGACACCACCGCGATCTTGGTCGCCCCGGTCAGGGAGGCAGCGGGCCACGCGGCATCGGCCGTCGCACCTTGGGCCGCCGTGGCGTAAGCCGTGGCATTGGTTGCCGCTGCGGTCCCCAGCGTTGGCTTGTTCAAGATGGCCGCGACGCCGGAGCTGGCATTCCAGTCGCTCGCCACTTGCGCGGCGGGAATGGTCGGTTTGTTGAGAATTTGCGCCACGCCAGACGACGCATTCCAGTCGGCGTTGACCTGAGCGGCGGGAAGCTGGCTGATCAGCGCGTAGCCGGCAAGGCTCTGGTGCTGCGTCAGGTAGCCCGCATCATTGGTCAGGCCCGCATTGGACGTGATCGGGGCAGCAACGGAAATCACGCCGCCCGTGATGGTCACGTTCGCGCCGATCTTGACGCCGCCCAATGTGGTCGCGTCGGCTATCGGGAGCGTGTAGCTGCCCCCGCCGCCCAGCCCGTCGAGCTTGGTCTTGTCCGCAGACGACATCAGGCCAGCAACGAAAGTCGTGGCCAGACTGTAGGTCGTGTCCGTGGTGACGTAGCCCGCGCCGTTGGTGAGCTGGTTGTTGTTGGTCGGGACGCTGCTCGAAAGCGCGTAACCGGCGAGGCTTCCCGGCTGCACCGCTGAATCCGCCTTCGCGCCTTGGGCCGTGGTCGCTGCGCCGACATCGCTGGCGGACAAGGTGACCACGCCCGTCTTGCCGTTGACGGAATCCACCGCACCACCACCGCCTGCGGCGCTGATGATCGGGTTACGCGGATCGGTCACGTCAATCGTGACATTGACCCCTTGGACCAGCGATTGAATCGCGCTATCGGCTTTGGCTCCCTGCGCACTGGTCGCAAAGGCGGCGACATTCTGCGCGGATGCCGTGCCAAGCGTGGGTTTGTTCAGGACTTGCGCCAGTCCGGTGGAGGCATTCCAGTCCGCATTGACCTATGCCGCCGGAATAGCAGGTTTACCGGACAGGTCGCTATAAGCCCCTGTCGTGGCGACGGTGGCAAGGGCGTCAGGCTGTACGGCGGAGTCGGCTTTCGCCCCCTACGCGCTGCTGGCAGCGTCCGTGATGCCATAGCCGGCCAGCGTGTCCGGTTTGGATGTGACCTGGGCGAAGGATGGCTTGGGCGCGAGCGCCGCAATAGCCGCCACGGTCGTTTGCTTGGTCACCGCCGACTGGTCGAGCGGGACAATCTCGGAGCCGTCCAGCGCGGAGGCTGTCGGTAGATTGCTGATTTCAGTGTCGGCCATTACAACGTTGCTCCGAGTAGTTTTCCGCCGCCTGACAACAGCAAATAGCTGCCATCGCTGTTCAGTAGGGAGAATGTTTTAACGACGATGGACTCGTGGATTGCCCCGCGCACTTGCAGCGTGTACGCCAGTGGCGTACCAGCAGGGTTGACCGCGATGATTTTCACGATGGCGAGTGCCGATGCACCGACCACGAGCAAGTCGGTCATCAGCGGTTCGACGCTGCCGCCAATCACAGTCAGTTGATCATTGGCCTCGACCGCGAACGCCTTGGCGTATTCGTCGGTAATCTGTTTGAAGATGCCGTGACAGGGGGCGTCTGCCGACGTGCCGCCTGTCGCTGTACCCAATACGGGGTCGTAGGTGCCATTCGTCACACGACGCAGCGCCATCGGCCTGCCGAACTGTTTGAGCTATGCCGTGACGACGTTTGCCGCGTTGGTATAGAACGCGCTCATCAGCTACGGCTCGCCGCAATCGACAACGCACCGCGCTTGTACAACACGTTAAGCAGGGTGTCGGGGTTGGCAAAGGCGTTAACGGGGAGCACGCGGCCGGGATTGGTGGACGGCGACGCCCAGCGAGTCGTTTGCTTCACGGCGCCAGATACTTCGTTCGTCTGCTCGATGACCGGCCCACTGACGACATAGTTCGCCGGGTTCTGCTGCTGGTCGTAGACAAGCAACGCCTGCGCCATCTGGCCGTATTGAAGCTCGCGCGGGATGACGTTGCTGGGCAGGATCGCGTAGTCGATCGACACGCCAGTGCGTGGCCACTGTAACGGCTGGTCCTGCGCGGATTCAGCAGGGATCGTGTCGGGATTGGTGCTGACGTATTCGGGATACCCGACGATGTAGCCGGGCATGGCTTGGAGATTGGGCACTTGCGAGGATTTCACGCCCTTGAAGCGGTCGCGCTGTGCCTCGATGTAGTCCATTGCGCGAATCAGCAGCATGGCGCAATCGTCGGCAGCCGCGGGCAACGCGGAACCACGCAACGCGGCATAGGCTTGCAGGTCGGCCACAGAGCAGTAACTGTTGGCCGTTGGGTCGGTTCCCGCGCCGGTTTCGACGACAATCGCAATGGTCATTCGTCAAACCTCAAGTGGTCTTGTTCTGCAACTGCCGCTGACGCTCAAGAAGCGCGATGAACTGCGGGCTGCTTGCCTTTGCGTACTTCTGCGACGGCTTCGGCTGGGGCGGAGGCATCGTCTTGATCGGCTTCGACTTCATCGGTAATGCCCTCGCGTGCGCGGCGCTCATGTTCGGTCTTGCGGAGGTAGGAAAGCTGTTCAAAACTGACTTCCTGCCCCGGCTGAATATCGTGTGTCATGGTAATCCCTCGGTAAAGATGGGGCGAGCGAACCCGCCCCATCCGGTGACTCAGTTGGTGACCACGAACGCCAGCGGGACGTTCTTGCGCTCAACCACACGCCCCCAGTTCGCCGCCAGCTTCAGCTCGGCCTGCGTCGGCGAGAAACCCGCAACGCTGGAATCCGTCCACTTGTAACCGAACGGGTGCAGCAGCCATTCCTTGCGCTCCCACAGCTGCTCGACACCGGCACCATTGCCCTGGTCAGGGCGGCGGTAGACCTCGACCGGCACCTTGGCCTGCCCTTCGCCGTAACCAAACGCACCGGCACCAAACAGCACGCTGGTGTAGTTGATCGCGCCCGGATCGGTGGTACCCGCCACAGCCGGCAGACCGTCGTCGATGATGATCCGGCGACCCATATAGGTCGGGATCGTCAGCTCCGATTTGCTGTCGGGGATGAAGGTGACTTCATCGTTGAGGATCATCTGCTGATAGATGTGCGAGTGCACACCGATGGCCACGATACCGTCGAAACGGTCGCCCAGCGTCATCGTCGCGTTGACGAAGTTGGTACGGCTGTACTTCGTCGCCGCGCCGACGCCGGCAGTCGTCTGGCTCGCCACGCTGATCACCATGTCGCCGGAGTTCTGCGCGACGTTGGCGGCCAGAATGCCCTGAGTGGAAGCCACCAGACGGCGCTGGAACTGACGCTCCCAGTACTTGCCGAAGCGGTTGCGAACCTGCTGCATCGGATCGGAGCCAGCAATCTCGCTGACCAGATCGCCAGACGAGTAGCCCTGGTTCAGGTGGGCCTTGCGACCGATCTGCTTGTCCGCCGTGACCTTCTGCGGGGTAGCGACCGACGCGGGGTCGTCGTTGCCGACGTTCGCCTCCTGCGACGCGTCCAGATCCTTCCAGAACGGCAGGTTGAACAGCTGGGAAGCCTGCGCCGCCGACTGGTCGAGCATCGGGTTCTAGACGATGACGCCAGACTCGAAATACGCGGTCTTTTCAGGGCCGTTGACGGCGGTGTAGTCGGCATAGATTGCTGGGATGATGACATCGGAAAGCTGGGTTGAAGCCATGGGTGTTTCTCCTTACGAATTACGGGTGGTCGGCCTTGTATTGCGCGTATTTCTCCGGGCTTTCCCGGTAGAGCTTCACGCGCTCGGCCTCGGTGAGTTCAGCAAAACGCTTCGTTGCGGCCCCGCCGCGTCCTGCACCGGAAGCCCCGCCACCAGATGCCTTCGTACCCGCGACAATCGGCGCAAAGGCCGGCGTTGCCGCAAATTCTGCTTTGAGTTCGTCGATGGTCGCTGCACTGGGCTTGCCGGCTGCGTCCAGGACGCGCGTTACCGGCTTGCCATCGGTGTAGTCAACCGCCAGACGGGCTCGAATGTGTGGGAGCAGCACATTGGCGCTGCCTTGAATCGCCAGATCGCTCGCCAACTGACTCGCCACGCTATCGACCAGTACGCCGGTCAGGCTGTCATTTAGCCGCTTGATCTCGGCATCCTTGTCCGCCGTGGTGGACGCGAGCTTGTCCTGCCACGACTTTTCCAGCGCGCCGACGTCGCCAGCCTTGCGGGCGATCTCTTCAGCGGCCAGACGCGCAGCCTCTTCGGCTTCCTTACGCTTGGCGTGATCGGCCTTCTTTTCGGCCAGCAGCTCGTCAACCTTTTTCTTCAGGCCGCTGACGTCTTCGGGCAGCTTCGGCTGCGGCAAGCCTTCCACGCCCAGCGTGTACTTGCCATCGTCGTTCTACGTGTAGAGCGCCTTCACGTCGTCAGCCAAGCCGTCGAGCGAATCA